GGGTTATGGATGCCCTTATGCTTGGCATTGGTGTAGGGTTTGATACAGTGGGACAGGATAAGAATTTCTCAATCTATACCCCAACAGAACCAGAACAGGTGTTCGAAATTCCAGACACTCGTGAAGGATGGGTAGAGTCAGTCAGACTTCTAATCAACTCATACCTAAGAGCAAACCAGAGCATTCAGAAGTTTAACTATGATTTGATCAGACCTCTTGGAGCACCGATTAAGGGCTTTGGAGGCGTTGCATCAGGGCCTGCACCTCTTATCAAGTTGCACGACCAGATAGACCGTGTAATCGGCTCCAGAGGCGGAGAAACACTAGATTCTCGTGCCATCGTAGACCTTGTAAACCTAATTGGTACATGTGTAGTATCAGGGAACGTAAGGCGATCAGCAACTCTTGCTTTGGGTAATGCTGGAGATGAAACATTTATGAATCTAAAGAACTCAGAGATGTTTCCAGAGCGTAACTCGTTTGATCCAGACAATCCAGGCTGGGCTTGGATGTCTAATAATTCTATTTCAGCAGAAGTAGGAACAAAGTATGAAGACTATGTAGATTTAATTACAGAAAACGGAGAACCAGGTTTTATCTGGCTTGATGTTGCTCGTAATTATGGACGACTAAAGGATGCGCCAGACGGTAAGGATTATCGTGTGATGGGATTTAACCCATGTGCGGAGCAGCCATTGGAATCATACGAACTATGTACACTTGTAGAAGTGCACTTAAATCGTCATGAATCTAAGGAGGACTTCCTGCGTACCCTGAAGTTTGCATACCTTTATGGAAAGACTGTAACACTTGTTCCAACACACTGGCCACAAACAAACGGTATCATGCAACGCAACCGTCGTATTGGTACATCACTTACTGGTATTGCATCATTTGCAGATCAAAGGGGTTTGCCAATTGTTCGTGAGTGGATGGATGAAGGATACAACAAGATTCGTCATTACGATCATCAGTATTCAGAATGGCTTTGTGTTCGTGAATCAATTCGTGTAACAACAGTTAAGCCATCAGGATCAGTTTCAATTCTTTCTGGTGCAACTCCTGGGGTTCACTGGGGACCTGGAGGAAACTTCTTCCTTCGTGCAGTTCGATTTGGTAACACAGATCCAATGATGCATTTGTTCAAAGCAGCAGGGTACACAATTGAAGACGACGTAGTGTCAGCAAATACATCAGTAGTATACTTCCCAATCAAGTCAGGTCATCCACGATCTGAAAAGGATGTTACGTTGTTTGAAAAAATTGCTCTTGCTGCAACTGCTCAGAAGTACTGGTCTGATAATGGTGTTTCTGTAACACTTTCATTTGACAAGGAAACAGAGTCAAAGCATGTTGTTCCAGCACTGCATATGTACGAGGGACAACTAAAGGCAGTCTCATTCCTACCAATGGGAAATACTGTTTATCCTCAGCAGCCATATACTCAGATTACTGAAGAGCAGTATGAGTCGTATATTGGAAAGTTGAAGCACATTGACTTTAGTGCAATTTACGACGGTGTAGATAATCTTGAGGCTCAAGGTGAATCATATTGCACCACAGACTACTGTGAAATTAAAATAAACAAGTAGTCTTCTGTGGTAAAATAGACTCATAATGTCTACTCCATCAAACCTATACGCAGAAAAGGTGTTCGCAGAACATCCGACTGGTCTTTGGGCCCTTGATGATAATGTAGACTATATTTCTTTAATTTCTGAGCAACAGAGAAACTTGTCTAATTGGACTATTTCTGGCGGTACTTATCAAGAGTATTCAGAGTCAATAGGCGAACCATTTATTAATAGTTATGTAGGTAAAATAACAGCAGACACAACTAGCAATGAGTCTGCATCTATTGTTGCAATAAGCAATGAGATTATGGACTTAAGAGATCTAAACACATACTTAAAAACATTTTCTGTTGGAGGGTATTTTTATTCTGAAAGTGCCTACATTGTAGGATTTGAAATTGGCTACCAGTATGAAGATACAACTAGTGGGCAGATTATTACACATTTAAAAAACTACGACACTATCATAAATAGTAGTTGGGTTTTTATATCAGAAACATTTGATACACCTCCAGACGACTCAAAAATACAATTAGTATTTAAAATTAACTTTATAGGAGGATCAGAAACAGAAGATGTGTTTTTAGTAAACGGAATAACTTTTGGACAATGGTCAGAAGAATTTTCTTCAACATCTCTTGGAGTTGTTCCTATAGATCTTCCATCAGATATATCTATTTCTCCACAAAAGGCCGTTATTGCAAAATGTTATGGCCTACAAGAACTTGACGCATATTACTTAGTTTCTGACAACATGCTTAAAGCAAAAAATTTAGGAATTCCAATTGTTTATGGGACGTCTAGTTTAACTGCCCTATACCCTAATGGATCAAACCCATCCCTAATAGTTCCTGGCTTAGGATTTTTAAATGAATCTGGAAAATTTAAGCAATATACGTTAGAAACTTGGATTAGAGTAAATTCATATTCAAATGATAGAAAAAGAATTATTGGCCCTGTAGCATCTAACGATGGTATTTATGTTGACGGACCGTCTATAGGATTAAAAATAGGAAATGATTACAGTACGTACTATGTTGGTGAATGGACAAGACCAATGCTTGTACATTTAAGACTTGGCAAAGATACTGCCTCTCTTGTAATTAATGGACAAGAAGTTATATCTTTTAGTTATAATCCTGCCGTATTAGAGTTTCCAGAAATGACTGTAAATGAAAAAGATCAAGACTGGATAGGATTTTATACACATGAAGATGTGTTCCCAATCGATATAGATTGTGTTGCAATTTATCCATATGTTGTGCCTACAGCAGTAACAAAGCGAAAGTTTGTTTTCGGTCAAGGAGTTGAAATACCAGAAAACATTAATACATCTTATAGCGGAACCTCAGTTTTTATAGATTATGCTTTTGCAAATTATTCTGCTAATTATCAGTATCCAAAAATAGGATCTTGGAAGCAGGCATTTAACGACAACACCTTGATACAGAATAGGGGTTTGTCTGTTTCAAAAAACCCACTACCACAAATTCTGCTTTCTGCAAAAACACAAGAAGAGTTGTTCTCAGACTGTAACTTGGTGCAGTCTTCAGACACAGTAAACTTTTTTTCATTTAGACCTAACTCTTCGTGGGACAATGTTTCTGGACACATATTGTTTGAAAACTTTGACTTTTTAAAAAGTTCAACATCTGCATTTTATGGTTGTTTTAGATTGCCTCAGTCATCACCTGAAACACAAACTTTATTTAGAATTGAAAAAGAAAACAGTAGCAGTTATTTTGCAATAGAATTAATTAATAATCAGATATCATACTCGATTAATTATCAGGGAACTCCACAAACCTTGTACTCACCACTAGTTGCCGAGCCAGGAGAACTAGTTGACATAGGAGTAAACATCCCAGCATTTGTTTCAAGATTTGGAGAGCGAGCATCAGAATTCTTTGGTTCGTTATCTGATTTAAGATTGTATGTGGGTGGAGACAAACTTGGAAATTCTACCTTCACTGGGAAAATTTATAAGGTCGGGGTTTGTACAAAATATAATTTCCAAAAAATTAGGGGACTATTTAATGAACTTGGATTCCCAGTATGGAACGAAGACTTATTTGCTGTATATCAAAATAATCAATTAATTAATATAGATGGTGGGATAGACACTACCTCTATGCCACCTTCTGGAGGAGTAACAAGCACTGTCAATGGAGGTATTTCTGGAGGAGGAGTTTTTGTTAATGAGGAAGATGCGCTAATTGATCATGTTGCTAGTTATACACTTATTGCAAACAAAGTTTTTGATACCTATAAATTGTCTGTATCTGCAAACGCATATTGGGAAGATCAAATTCCTCTAACATATTTTGCTGAATCAGTTTTAGATAAAAGGGGGGATCAGTATTTTGATCTTGACTTTGTTCAGTTTAATATTGACTATCCGATACCATCAAAAACCATTGCAATAGAAACTGATCCAGTCGAATGGACATATGCAGAACTTGCAAATGAATACGGACTTCCAGTTCAAAGAACTTATGAGTCACTTGATAACTATTTATTTACTGGATATAACGACTATGAAGATCTTAAAAATAAAATATCAAAAGATTATAGATATGATACAGATGGATCAGTTGTTAAAAGTTATGTGACTTTTCAATATACAGAATTAGGGGCAAACCAAACTTCTTTTTATTTCACAAAAACAGAACGCCCTTCTAGAAATGGAATTTTAGTTCCAGGCTCGGACTGGATGACAACAAAATATGAAGTTGTAGATAACATGATAATCTACCCACCTTCTGGCGTAGACTTTAATGACCTTTCGATTGTTACTCATATTGACATAAACGTAAAAGACTCAGATACAAATAATGTGAATATTAAAAAACTTGCTTATGCTTCGCAAGCACTCAATGAGTCTGATGCAAGCCCAATTGGAACAAGATTTGGAACTCCAATTTATCCTTATACAAAAACAGGAATATATTATGATTTTAAAAAACAAAATCCATTTTCAATTTATAGTGGATCGTCTTCATATCTGTATCTTACCAAAACAAGCGGGGTACAGGTTAGAGGAAAATATGATCCACTCGTAAATAGGGGATTGTTAATTCCAATTAATACTAGCAGGGCAAACGATTTTAAAGCAATTGCAATGCAGATGGCAGTCAGGTTTGATGGAGACTATTTCCCATATGCCCCTACACAAATATTTGAAATAGAAAGTAAAACTGCATACCTAAAGTTCTACATGGTTGCAAGCGACCCTAGTGGACGAAGAGCAAAAATATATGCAATAGATGCAAAGACTGGTTTGGTTCAAGACGGAATTGGGTTTTATTGGAACGGAAAGATTGTAAAAGAGCCAGTCTTAACTCTTCAAGAGTGGGGCTTTATGGGAATAAGTTTTTCTGACAGTCTAGTCTTTTCGTCTTTTGAGGGTGCCATAAGGCTAACTGGCCCACTACTATTTAATAGCATTTCCTACTATCAGTCAACTAACTTGCAGGAAGTTCAAAACGTATCAGAAAGGCCATGGTTTAGGGTTAAGGTTTTGTCTAGTTCTGGGTTAGACTGGGAGTTCTGGAATGCTCCTTCCTTTAACTGGAACAAAGTCCTTGTCCTTTCTGAAACCAGTTATTATGGAGTAAACCCATCAGAAGTTTATAAAAGTTATACAGGAACAAACAAAATAATAGTCAACGACGATTATCCAGTAACCCTAAAAGATTATGGGTACTCTCTGTATACGGACGTCAACTGGTCCAAATTTATAGTTGATCCAGTTTAATATGGTATACTTGTGGATATGGATTCCTTAATAAACCCAAAAACTGGTGAGCCAATTGTAAAAAATGTAAGACGACAAGTCATTGAGAAAAACTATGACTGGGGCCTTTATGTCTATAAGAAGGCAAATGGCAAGTGGTTTACAGACGGAAATGGTTCCGTACTTAACATTCCTTCAGATAAAAACGATATCTCTAGAATGGCAGAACTAAAAAAGACTGCAATGCACTACGGCGATCCAGGAGACGGTACATGCGTATTTATTCCAGGATTAACCAGAGTGTCAGAAGAAGAGTACTCAGAACAAGTTGACAGACTAAAGGCTGGACTTATTCCATCTCTAAATGACTTAGGTGCTGTTCAGGCAGCAAAGGACACAATCGCTAAGTACGGGGACGAGGAGTAATCATGGAAGATCAAGAACTAATTATTGGTGCAAGCATTGACCACGCAGTTAGCAAGGATGATCCATTCTCCAAGTCAGATCCATTTAGTGGTAACTGGGAAACATTAAAGTCTCTTGACGGACTAGAAGCAAACTTTAAAAGACGCATTAGTAGGTCTGCAACAAAGATGATTGAACCAACAACACAATATACAACTGCAGCACTTGCTGGAAAAAGCGGTATTGACGGAGCACAATCAAAAGAGATAAACCCAGGACTAGTATATGTAAATGGCTATGGAATGTTTGATGTAATTACACCACCTTGGAACCTTTATGAATTAGCAAACTACTACGACACATCTTTTGCAAACCACGCAGCAATCGATGCCAAAGTAGAAAACATTGTAGGACTTGGATATGAGTTTAAGGTTTCTCAACGAACAATGATGAGACTTGAGTCATCAGAAGACAACAGTGCAACACAGAAGGCACGAAAGAGAATTGAAAGAACAAAGATTGAAGCAAGAGACTGGCTAGAGTCACTTAATGACGATGACTCATTTACAGCCACAATGGAAAAGGTTTACACAGACCTACAGTCAACTGGAAATGGTTATCTTGAAATTGGTAGAACAACTCGTGGAGATATTGGTTATGTTGGGCATATCCCAGCGACAACAATGCGAGTTAGAAGACTAAAGGATGGATATGTCCAGATCATTGGAAATAAGATTGTCTACTTCCGCAACTTTGGTGCAAAGAATCAAAACCCACTAACAACAGATGCTAGACCAAACGAGATTATTCACTTTAAGCAATATTCACCTCTCAACACATTCTACGGAGTGCCAGACATTATGTCGGCTATCAACTCACTACATGGAGACTCACTTGCCTCACAATACAATATCGACTACTTTGCAAACAAGGCAGTGCCACGTTATGTTGTAACGTTAAAGGGTGCAAAACTTTCTGGAGATGCAGAAGATAAGATGTTCCGATTCTTGCAGACAAATCTCAGAGGACAGTCACACAGAACGCTATATATTCCACTTCCAGGTGATAGCGAAAACAACAAAGTAGAATTCAAGATGGAGCCCATCGAAGACGGTATACAGGACGGCTCATTTAAAGAGTATCGTAAGCAAAACCGTGATGACATCCTAGTAGCACATCAAGTGCCATTGTCTAAACTTGGGGGTGGCGATTCTGGATCTATTGCAGCAGCACTTGCACAGGATCGTACCTTTAAGGAGCAGGTTGCAAGACCAGCACAAAGACAACTTGAAAAAATGATCAACAAGATTATTCGTGAAAAGACAGACATCATTGAGTTTGTATTTAACGAGTTAACACTCACTGATGAAATTGCTCAGTCTCAAATCCTTGAGCGTTATGTTAAGAATCAGATCATGACTCCTAACGAGGCAAGAGTTGTTTTGGATATGCCACAAAGAGATGGTGGGGACGATGTCCTAGATCTTAAACCAGAGGCAGCAGCAGAGGCAAACACAACAAGAGCAAGAGATGCTGAAAGAACAAATAACAATTCTGACAGTTCGTCAACTGTCGCTGGACGAAATCCAAAGGGCGAAGGAAGAAAAACTCCTTAATGTCCAATTTGTCCAAAATGTGAGACTTATATAAAAAGGAGGGTATAATATAATGGTGAGCAATATATCCAAGGCCCATTGGAACTCAGATGGGGAAAATCTACGTCTTTCCATGCCACTTACTAAGGTGGATAAGGAGCGTAGAATTGTTTCTGGTTTTGCATCTTTAGACAATGTTGATAAGCAAGATGACATTGTAACAGCAGAAGCGTCAATGGATGCATTTGCAAAATTTCGAGGGAACATCAGAGAAATGCATCAACCACTAGCAGTAGGAAAGATGGTTTCATTTAAAGCAGATAAGTATTTTGATCCAGATTCAAAGAAGTTTTATAATGGCGTATTTGTATCAGCATATGTTTCAAAGGGTGCACAAGATACTTGGGAGAAAGTTCTAGATGGAACTTTGACTGGTTTTTCTATTGGTGGCCGAATGAACAAATGGGATGAAGGGTTTGACGAAAAGTCAGACAAAGCAATTAGAATTATTAAGCAATATGATTTGATTGAGTTGAGTCTTGTAGATTCCCCAGCAAATCAATTTGCAAACATTGTATCTGTTGAGAAGGTTGATGGCGTAGATGTTATCAAAGGCGATGAAACAGTTTTAGAGAATGTTTTTTATGATAAGGAATCAGGTCTCGTAATGGTTTCAGAAAATGAGTCAGAGGTAAGCCCAACTACTGGTGAGCAAATGGAAAATATAGGTTTCGTTGAAAAAACGGATAATGAAAAGACAGACATGATAAAATTCTTAGTTGATAGTGCTAAAGGCATTAATACTTCTAAGATTAACAAGGAGGTACAACCTATGACAAAATCAAAAACACAAGTTGAAAAGACAGACGTAATTGAAGATGTTGTGGTCGCTCCAGAGGCAGATGCATCAGTTGCAGAGGTTACTGAGGAAGTTGCTAAGGCAGAAGAGGTTGAGACAGCAGATGTTGTCAAGACTGATGAAGTTGTAGCAGAAGAGATTGTAAAAGCAGAAGATGCTGAAGCAGTCGAGGCAGTAACAGAAGCAGTTGTAGAAGTATCTAAGTCAGAAGAGGTAATTGCAGAAGCAGTTACTGAAATGAAAAATACTCTAGAATCAGCCTTTAGCGATCTAGTGTCAACAGTAAAGTCTTTGCAAGCAGAAGTAGAACTTCTTAAGTCTTCAAAGGTCGATGTTGATACAGTAAAGGATTCATTTGCAGCAGTTGCAAAAGATATTGCAGCAGTATCAAATGAGTTTAATGAATTTGGAAAACGAGTAGACGCTGTGGAAGCAGACACCGCATTCCGAAAGTCTGGAGATATCGGCGATATCTTCCAGTCTCAGCCTGAAATGGTTGAAAAATCCCTATGGGGCGGTAGTTTCCTCAAAACAGCCGATCTATTCAAATGAACAAATCACTAGGAGGTGACAATATGTCAGAAGAAATAATCAAAAACCAGCCAGGCGCTGAAGCAAATCTAGGAGGAGAAACTCCAGGTCTGTATCAGGGTCAAGGTGCTTTCGCATCAGGTGGAATTGGTGGAGTAGCAAACCCAGGTGCAAATACACTTGGAAACATTCCAACAGCAACTCTTGGATCTACAAGCGGAGCAAACGCTGTTAACCCTAGTGGTTCAGCGGCTTCTGGAATTTTGCGCCCTGAGCAAGCACGTCGTTTTATCGACTATGTTTGGGACGCTACAGTATTAGCAAAGGATGGCCGTCGTGTAACAATGAAGGCTAATTCAATGGAACTTGAGAAGGTAAACGTCGGTGAGCGTGTAATCCGTGCAGCAGCACAAGCAATTGGTAACTACACAAACACAGGTGCAACATTCTCTAAGGTCGAACTTACTACCAAGAAGATTCGTCTTGATTGGGAAGTAACAGCAGAATCATTGGAAGATGGTGTAGAAGGTGACGCTCTAGAAGATCACTTAGTACGCTTGATGACAAATGCATTCGCAAACGATATCGAAGATCTCGCTATCAATGGTGATGGTTCAACAGGAGCATTCTTGTCAATCATGCCAGGCTTTATCAACAAGGTAAAGACAAACGGAGATGCACATGAGTCAGTAGTGACCGTAGCAGATAATGCTTGGACACCTGATGTAATGCAGGGCATCATCAATGCAATGCCACGTAAGTACCGTGCACTTAAGAACAATCTTAAGTTCTACGCAGGTACAGACGCATTCGGTGGAATCGTTAAGAACAACGGTACACTTGCTGATGCAGTAGCAGAAGCATTTGCAGGCCAGATGCCAGGATCAACCCAGGCAAACCGCCAATCATACCTTGATGGTATCGGACAGACATTCGGTGGAGCACGTACAACTCGTGTTCTCGGAATTGAAGTTCAGGAAGTTCCTTACTACCCAGCAGGCTATATCGACTTGACATTCCCTGCAAACCGTGTATGGGGATTCCAGCGTGACATCACTGTAAACCGTGAATACGTAGCAAAGAAGGACACAATTGAGTACACAGTATTCGTCCGCTTTGGTATTCAGTGGGAAGAAGAGGATGCAATTGCATTCGCTGACGCTGCTTCAGATTCATAATCTGTAATCAGTACCTTTAATGGGGGGCGGGAGTTCACTCTCCTGTCCCCCTTAATACTTTAATGATATAATACAAACAAGGAGGATACAATGGAAAATAATGATTACAACAAGCCATTTTCAGTAGAAAATGTAGAAGAGCCAGCACACGTTGAAGCCCCAGTGGTCGAGACACCAGCAGAGCCAGTAGTTGAGCCAGTAGTTGAGGTAGCAGTCGAGTCACCAGTTGTCGAAGCATCACCAGCAGAAGAGCCAGTTCAATCACTAGGATTTACAGAAACAGGTGCTATTGGATCAATGGCAGCAGATGGTCCAAAGAAAAATATTAAGCCAGCAAAAGACCTAGGAGACAAGGTCGCCATTTACTCAACAAGCAATGTTCGTTGGGAAGAGGCAAATGGAGCCGTTTATAAGGGTGTTAATATTGTAACAAAGGATCAAGCAGACAAGTGGCTAACCCGTGCACATGTTCGCTTAGCAACAACCGAAGAAGTACAAAAGGTTGTAAGGTAATTCAGCATGGAGATATTGAGAGTTTCGCCATATGCAGAAGTGCCTGTTAATTTTGTAATTCCAGCGGGAGTTACAGATGCAGATATAACTGTTACCATAACGGATATGGCGGACCTTTCAATTTCAACATCAACTTTTACAGAGTCTTCTTCTGGAGAAACATTAGAGATTTCTTTGCCAGGAAAGTACGACTCTTCATACAGAGTTGAGATTGTTAAAGATCTTGGTGCATCAGATGAAGAAATTTTGCAGGATGAAACCTATGAGATAGTTAGACCGTATATTGATCCATCAACAAAAGCAACAACAGCATCAGACATCGCAGCCTATGCATTAAATGAGGAAATTGCTAGAGCAATTATTGACTCAATAATCCCAGAAGGATTTTATTATAAGAAAAAGGTTTTACATTTTACAGGAACAGGTGCCGACTATCTTCCAATCTGGGACGATGTTAAAAAAGTTTTAGCGGTATATGAAAACAATAAGTTAGTAGAAGATAGACAATACGAAGTATCATCAGACAAGACGGCGATTATCGAAAAGTCTTCTGATAACATCAATCGTGCAGAGTCTTCTCCACTAGTTTTACCAGCAGCAGCATCGGATTCTTTGGACCCACAGTTTGTATATAGAGGGTTTGGCAAAACATGGGACTACCTAATAACTGTTGAGTATGGATATACAACAGTTCCATCAGACATTATCAGAGCAACAGAGATGCTAGTCCACGATTTAGAGTGTGGAAAGTTAGATTATTACAAGAGATTTATTTCTTCTTACAACACAGATCAATACAGAATTCAGTTTGATAAGGGTCTTTTCGAAGGAACAGGAAATATAATTGTAGACAAGATACTTTCTAAGTATGCTAAGTCTATTACAAAACTTGGGGTGTTGTAATGACAGTTTGCGAAACTCCAGACTTCATGTTTCCAATGCAGGCCTCTCTTTATCACCCAATCATTGAGCAGGGCGACTTTGGAGCAATTAAAAAGCAATGGGTTTTAGATAGAACCTTTGCCTGTAGTTTTTCATCAGGTGGATCAGCATTCAAAGAGGATGTAAAGCCAAATGTTAACATTACTCAGAACTCACTACTGGTCGGAAGAACAAAATCAGACATAAGAATATCTTCAAGAGACAATAAAAATGCACTAACAAACATATTAATAACGGATATCAAAGACCAAGAAGGAAATCTAATATACATGGAAACCTCTGGCGTTAGATCTGGAAAGCCAACTCTTTTTGAAATAGCAACATGCGAACCATTCGTAGGCCCTTTCGGAGTTGTAGAGTCATTTAAGTTAGTTATTAGAAGATCAGAGAATCAGTCAGGTGACCTATGAAACCAGTCTACAATTCTAAGAAGTTTAAGAAGGAAATGAACAACATCGTAAACTATTCTTTTGGTTTCTTAGACGGTGTTCAAAAGGGAAAGACCCCATTCTTAAGATCACTAGGAGTCAACACAGTTGAAATAATGAAGCAGTTCGTAGACTCAAATGCAAGGGTAAATCCAGAGATGCTTCACCACATATATGAGTGGAACAGAACAGGAAGCCCAGGAGCAAGACTATACGACATATCCTTTACAACCAGCAATATCGGACTATCATTTAAGTCATCTTTTCGTCAATCAGAATCAATTCAAGATGGATCAAAAACACCATTTTATGATAAAGCAAGAATTATTGAGAATGGTATTGCAGTAACGATTAGACCAAAAAGTTCAGAGGTTTTGTCTTTTGAAGAAGATGGAGAAATGGTGTTTACAAAGAAACCAATTAGAGTTAATAACCCTGGAGGTGCAGCAGCACAGGGAGGATTTGAAAGAACTTTAGACCTGTTCTTTGATAAATATTTTTCACAATCATTCTTAAGGACTAGCGGAGTTGCACGATATCTTGAGAATCCAGAAGTATATAAGAAAAACTTAAGAGCAGGAAAAGCAAGAGGAAGAAGCAAGGGCATTTCAGTTGGATACACTTGGGTTGCTAATGCAGGGGTGGGTGCATAATGGTAGCAGCAATTCATCATCCACCAACAATTATTAATGCTTATTTGGCAGCCAAGATTGGTCCAAGTTTTGGTTCCTCTGGAACTACATACTTTTTCCCTACACTTCCTACCCAGATAGACGATCTCATAAACACGTTTCCTCAGAGTAACGGTGTCTTTGGAGTATACGACAGAATGTTCAAGATGAGAAGAGAGGCTTTCCCATATATTAAGTGTGAGCAACTCTTGTATTATTTTTATTCTGTGGGTGACGATGCACAAAAGAATATGATCATTACTCAGCAACAGATAAGCAACCTGCTTGATAATGGGGATGACTCAGCAAAAGACCTAAACGAATGGGCAGCAGAAAATGAGGGTGAATGGGACGCAAACTCTCTACCACTGTTCTTTCACAACTTCAAAATCTACCAACTAGAAGAGACCAGAGATATAGTTGACTTTGCCACAGCCCGTACTTATGCGGGTAACAAGATAATTATCGACTACGACTGGCACCCAGTAAACGTATATCAAGGTGCCACATGCTACAAGCAGGGTGACACTGAGGGCAATTTTGTTTGTACAGAGGTAGATAACAAGTTAATCTGGAACAAAAACATCTAATAAAAAGCCTGTATAATTAAGGTGAGGAAACAACCCCCTTTTAATAAAATGAAAGAGGTGAGATATATGGCATACAGCCGTGGTTCAAGTAGTAACATTATCGTGGGTGCAGCAGCACTTTTTACACATAATGCAGGTCCACTAGGATTGGTATCATCTGGCGCAAATGCAGGAAAGATTACTGATGCTCAAGCAGCAACAGACCTTCCAGCACTAACAGCATCAGAGACATCCTACAAGGAAACATTGTCTAACGACAATGCATTCACAAATATCGGATACACATCAAATGGTTTGGAACTAGCGTTCGAACCAGATTTTGGTGAAGTAGCGGTAGATCAACTTCTCGACGTTGCTCGTTTATTCAAGCAAGGTATGACAGTTAACCTAAATACATCTTTCGCAGAGGCAACACTAGAAAACCTTCTAGTAGCAATTGCAGGAGATGACGCAGATCTAGATGATTCAACAGCAGGTCTTGTAGACATGAGAATGTCTGCAGGAGATATTGGTGACGTTCCACTAGAGCGTGGAATCGTAGCAGTAGGACCAGGTTCTGGTTCTGCACTAGATCCAAAGGAAAGAATCTATGTTGCATACCGTGCACTTTCAATCGAGAGCGTAACAGTATCAGCAAAGCGTGATGAGGCTTCAATGTTTGAAGTATCATTCCGTCTTCTTCCAAACGATGACGCATCATACGGTAAGATCGTAGACCGTTCACTCGTATAATACAACTTAATAGGATTAGCCCAGACCCTTGAAAGTCTGGGCTTTTCTATTTCTATTTGGTATACTTATATAATGGCAACAAGCATATATCCAAAAAGAAAATTTTACTTTGTAGACAGGACAGAGATATCCGCTGGCCCTCTTAAGATAAAGTATCTTAGAGATTTTTTAGAACAGTTTGAACTAATCAAAGAAGCAAAAACAGACAGTGAATCAATAACTATTTTAGTTGACTGTGCACTAATTGCAATGAAACAGTATGCTCCACACATAAAAACAGTTGATGATCTTGAAGATAACCTAGACCTTCCTACAATATATGAAGTACTAGATATTGCAGCAGGTATTAAAATTAATTCAAAGTCAGAAGAGCCTGTAAAGTCTCAGGCAGTAGAGAGTGGCTCTACATGGGAGACTTTAGACTTAGCAAAATTAGAGTCTGAGGTGTTTGTTCTTGGAATATGGAAAGATTATGAAGAACTAGAGGAGTCTTTATGTATGCCAGAACTAACTGCAACTCTTGAAATAAAAAGAGAACTAGAATACAATGATAAAAAATTTTTTGCTGCAATGAAGGGTATCGATTTAGATAAAAAATCAGGGAAAAGTAATGAATGGGAAGATATGAAAGCCAGGGTATTTAGTAAAGGCAAGGCAACAGATGGAAGCGATATCATGGCTTTGCAAGGTAAGAATGCAGAAAGGGCTGGTTTCGGAATCGGTTTGGGCCTATCTTATGAGGTTTACGAATAGCCAAAAAATAAGCCTGCCTTATGGTATAATTAACTAAACCTTATAAGGAGGATAAATGTCTACAAAAGTTGAAGACAAAGAAGAACTACATCTTATTGATGGAACAAAGTTTGAAGTACGACCACTAAAAATCTCACTACTAAAGCCATTTATGCAAAAGTTTAATGAGTTGCAAGAAGTGGCAGAAGATAACGAAAAATCAATGAACGTTCTGCTAGATTGCGTACAGATTGCATTCAAGCAGTATTTGCCTGCAGTAGCAGACAACAGAGAGGCGATTGAGGAAAATCTAGATCTTCCTACAGTCTATAAGATTATTGATGCAGCGTCAGGTATGAAACTGGCAGATGCAACTGGTCTTCTAAACTCAATCAAATAAAGAAGAAGGTGTTAATGAGTGGCTGATGTAAACTCTAATATTGGTATTAATTTTGATACCAGAGCAGCCCTCGCATCTCTTCGTAAATTACAGGCTGGATTAAGCACATTTAACCAATCCCTAACTCAGGGTAACGTTGCAGCAATGAATGCCCAGAAGGGCCTTAATTCTCAACTAATCCAAGCAATAAATGCGACTGGAAAGTTTGTTGCAAGTCAAAAAGAAATAGCAACAAGCACAGGGTCTTTTACTCAGGCTCTTGAAAAAAATCAACTCTCCATGCGAGAGTACTTTAGATATACAGCAGCAGCAGCAACGGCAAATACAAAAACCTTTAAGGGAATGTTTGCAAAAGAGCGTGAGATTATTAACCGTGCTCGTAAAGATAGAGTAAAACTTCTTCAGTCTCAGTACATTCAGTTGGGCAATGCCAATGGTGACCTTGTAAAGGTTTTGCAGGTAGTTCCAAAGCATCTACAAATGGCCAATGGTAAGTATGCTGACTATGCAACAAGAGTTCAGATGGCTGCACAACGCCAACAGTTCTTGAATCAGTTATTAAAGCAAGGATCAACAAATCTCCTAAACTTTGGTAAGAACACTCAGTGGGCAGGCCGTCAGTTGATGGTTGGTTTGACAATTCCTCTTTCCATCCTTGGCTCTGCAGCAGCAAAAACATTCATGGAAATGGAAGAGGCAGTCCTTAAGTTTACAAGAGTTTATGGAGACATAACAACCTCTGGAGATGCAACAAATAAAGCAGTTGCCAATATCCAAAGACTAGGTAAAGAGTTTACGAAATACGGTATTGCCGTAAAGGACACAATGGAAATGGCAGCAACTGCTGCAGCGATGGGTATGCAAGGTGATGCTTTAGAAGCGCAAGTAGTTCAAGCAACACGACTTTCCGTACTTGGCCAAGTAGAACAGCAGCAAGCACTTGAGACCACCATTTCTTTACAAAATGCTTTTGGTATTTCTTCAGAACAACTTGCATCAAAAATTAACTTTCTTAACGCCGTAGAAAACCAAACTGTTCTTTCTATTGAAGATTTAACAATTGCAATTCCAAAGGCTGGACCAGTTGTAAAGCAACTTGGTGGAGATGTTGAAGATTTAGCATTCTTTATGACTGCAATGAAGGAAGGTGGAATCAACGCATCAGAAGGTGCTAACGCACTCAAGTCTGGTCTTGCTTCTATGATTAACCCAGCAAAGAAGACTAGCGAATTCCTTGCAGATCTTGGAATTAACATTAAGGGAATTGTTGACAACAACGCTGGAAATTTAAAGGGTACAGTAGTAGGAGTTGCTAGAGCATTAGACACACTAGATCCATTAAACCGTGCAAGAGCAATTGAACAACTATTTGGTAAGTTCCAGTTTGCTAGAATCTCGACATTATTTAGTAACATCGTAAAGGATGGATCACAGGCATCTAGAGCACTAGATCTTGCTGGAGCATCAATTGAAGAATTAGCAATTTTGTCTGAGCGAGAATTAAAGAGAGTTGAAGATTCAACAGGGGCTAAATTCAAAAAAGCCATGGAAAATTTAAAGAATGAATTAGTTCCAGTAGGTAAAGCATTCTTACAAGCAGTAACTCCAATAGTTGAATTTGTTGGAAAGATCTTAGCAAAGTTTAATGGTCTTAGTGATGGAACTAAGAAAGTAATAACAATTATGATCGGAGTGCTTGGAGCAATTGCCCCAGTTGCACTTATGACATTTGGTGTTCTTGTTAACGGTATTGCAAACGTAATTAAGTTCTTTGCAATGCTTCGTGGTGGAATTGCTAAACTTAATGGACAAAATAATGTCTTGGGTGGAGGGTTTGACTACTTAACTAATCAGCAAACAGAATTGCTTGCAGAAACAAATGCTCTTCATACTTCTCATCAGCAACTTCTTTCTACATTTAATGTTGAAAAAACTGCAGTAGATGCCTTAGCCTTGGCATACGGAAATGCAGCCAGCCAAGCAAGAGCCCTTGCCCAATCATCACCAGGTCTGTTTAATACCGTCCCAGGACCTGCAGGAGCCGTAGCAGGGCTACCTCCTAAGAAGTTTGCAACAGGTGGAGTTGTTCCAGGCACAGGAAATAAAGATACAGTCCCAGCACTACTAACTCCTGGAGAGGTTGTTCTCACTAAGCAGACTGCAAAAGAAAATCCAGAACTAATTGCTGCTCTTCAAAACGGATCAGTAATGAAGTACAACGGCGGAACTGGAACACGACAGTCAACTCCTAGGTTTGATGTTGGTGGACGAAAACTTTCTTTAGATGTAAAAAACGATGCAAGATCTGCAAATAATGTTAAAAATGTTCAGGCACTTATTACTGCAATGGAAAAGGGTATAGGCGGAGTTACGAATGGAACGCAAATTGTTGAAGAAGTGTTTGCAAGATTTGCAGGAGAAACAAAAATACCACTTACTGACTTTGTTCAAGAGTTAAGAATTGTAACAGAAGGACTGACTGGAATTGCCTTATCGTCTAAACAAATTAATGAGGCAGTTGGACATGAAGGCGCTAATGATAAAATTGCTGGTCACTCTGCAGGTGAGGCTGGAGTAAGAAACTCTGTTGCAAAAGACATGGAAGAAGCAGGCCTAAAAGAAGAGCATGAAAGAATGCAAAGAATTGCAGACAGGGCTATGGCTAAACGTGAAGCAGACTTTCCAGATATGCCAAAAGTTCAAAGCCATGGTGAGGGCAAAGATAGGCATGCTCAACTAGATAGAGGACACATTGGAGAAGTTGGGTCAACAGTAAAAAGTATTGAAGAAGGATGGCAAAAAGATATTTGGGATGAGACCCCACGTGGTGAAAATGAAGTTGGAAACACAATTAGAACCAGCGAAAAAATAAGAGAAATTTATTTAGAAAAGTTAAATGCTTTGCCAGATGGAATGGTAACACCAGAAGAGATTCAAACCATAACTTCAAAAATTGAAACAAATGGTGCTTTAAATGAGAGAGAACTTCAAATACAAAAATCAGTTCTAGAGGAAATGATAGCAGATCCATTATTTATGGAGTCAGGTGTAAAAACTGCTAAAGAAAGAAAGGAAGCCTCTCCAGAAAGACGTGCTCAACAAAGAGAATATGTTAAGGGCGGAGGAGAAGTAGCAACTCCTGCATTCCATAAATCAGCCTTAGACGCTATATATCTTGCAAGAGAGCGTGAGGCAGAACCTATGACTCCAGCAATGCTGGCACGTCAAGATACTAGAACTGTTGAACAAAGAATGGCTGCAGCCGAGCCTGCTATTACTGCAAGGCTTGGTAAAAGAAATGAGCCAGGAGTAAGCCCAAGCGAGGGCTTTGTTCCTTTATCAGATGCTGAAAAAGCAAAAAGATTAGAAGCGCTAACACCACCAGAAATACAAGTAACAGAAGAAGACAAGGCCAAAGCAGCAGCAGAAGGTGCAAAGGTTGGTCAGGCAGCAATTGACGGAGCCGAAGGCCCAGACGGAGTAGACAAAGGTTCTCCTTCTAGAAAAGGTAAAAAAATTGGTAAAAGCGTTGCAGACGGAATTGTTGATGGAATGCAAGAGGGTAAGTCAGAGGTCACATCACAGGCTTCTCAACTTGGTGATGCTGCAGTTCCATCTGCAGCAGAAACACAGTCCAGAGTTGACAAGATGGATCTTGGTAATAAGGCTTTTTATGATGATCTTGATACTCCAGAAATGCGTGATGAAAGACAAATCCTTAAGTCTCAAGATAGACAAAGAAGAAAACTTGGTGCTACAGCAACAGTAGATTCAGTTTCATCAACACCAGTAGTATCTCAGGCATCACTTCTAACTGCTTCAAAAACTAGTCCAGCAGCAGCGAAATTAGAAGCAAGTACAGAGCAGGCAGCAACAGCGCAAGCACAAGTTGTTCAGCAAATCAAAGATGAAAGTCGTTCACGAGTTAAGATTAAGGGCAACACAATTAACATTGGTCAAGCCCGTCAAGAAGCAGATAGATTAGATAAAGAGGCATCTGAGGCAGAAGCAGCAGCAGCAAAAGTTAGAACTGAAGCAGCAAAGTGGGAAGAAGTTGCAGCCCGTGAGGGTGGCAAGAACATGCACACTGCTGAGAATGCTAGAGACCTTAAGAAACTGGCTGATGAAGCAGAAATTAAGGCAGCAGAGGCAAGAATAAAAGCAGCAGAAGCAGATATGCAGGCAACTCAGTTAGAAAACGGGACTGAAGCATCAAACGAAATTATTTCTAATGGAACACAAGAACAAGGCGATGGCTTAAAGCGAATTGTCGAGGGAACAGAGGACACAGCAGGATCAACCCTACTAGTTGCAGACCAAACAGATGAACTTGCAACGGCAACTGGTGATGCTGTAAATGCTCAAACAACAAATGCAGATAACCTAATAACAACTGGCCAGTTAACAGCAGCAGCAAACAATAATCTTGGAGAAATGCTTCCAGCAATGGATCAAACAGGAGTTGCCCAGCAAGACCTTGCAACATCTTCTGCTAATATCGCAGTCGTAAACGATGATATAGAAGCAGAAAAAAGAGAGCAGTTGGCAAGACTCAAGGAGTACAATGCACAAGAGGCTGCACGTATGGCAGCAGAAAATGGAATTGTTCCACCAGGAAGTCAGACAGGAAATGAAGAACTAGGCAAAAATAGAATGGGATCAGTTGAGGCTTACGAAGAAGCATCCACTTATACTAGAGATAAGAATGGCCAAATAATTTTTGATCCAGAACTTGATGCAGACGGAAAGAAGCAACCAACAACTCTTTCAGCAAAGCAAGTTAAAGAAAAAAAGCGTGGAATGAGAAGAGAAAAAGTTGGCAGGGTTTCTGGAAAGATTTCAGGAGGACTTGGAACCGCAGCAATGGTTGCTGGTATGGCAGGTGCCCCACCACAAGTTACAGCAGCACTTGGTGGAGCAGCAACGGTTGCCCAGTTTGCTCCAATGCTTGCAGGTCTCACAGGACCGCAGGGCATAGTGGTGGCACTTGCAGCGGTAGCAGCAGGAGCGTATCTATTCAACAAGCACCTCAATGCTATGGCTGGCAAAGCAGCGCAATTTGCAAAAGATCTTTCAGCAACAAGAAGTGGTCTAAAAGCAATTGGTGAAGTTTCTGGTAAGGTCGGCTCATCTGAAATAATGGATAAGCGTAGACAGAAAAGCCAGTATGGTAAATATGATGAAGCAATAAAGATCAACGATATATTTGGAAAGCAATTCTTGGGATCTGATAATGGCAAAAAAGAAAAACAACTTTTCCAGCAAAACGTTAAAGAGTTTGGTAACGATAAGGCTGTTTCAGATCTAGCCCTAAAACTTTCAACTGCTGTTGCAGATGGAGTATTAGATAGCAACCAAGCAAACAGTATTGCTGCAGCAATGGCAATTGAACTTAAGGATGCAAAACTTGAAGCGCAGATAGTTGGACAAGTAAGTTCACTTATAGGTCCTGACGGAGAAGATCTTAAAAAGAAGCCAATGAAGACTAGAATTGGAATAATGGCCAAAGCAGGAGCCAGAACTACAAAACTTGAAGAAGAGATTTCTGGAAAGTCTGGGTTTGGAGAAAGTTCAAGAAAAGAAGTTGCAGCCCTAGCAGCATTAAACATGAACAATCTAGAATTAGCAACAATGATGGCAGACCAAGTTCAGATTGAATATGAAACTGCAAAGAAAAAACTAGAAGCAGAAAAGGCATCAACAACTAATGCTAAAGAAAGATTTAGGATTTCAGAACAGATAGACAAATTAGATACACAAAATCTAAAAGACACTAAATTTATGAATGATCAAATTCTTTCACAAATAAATAGAAATGAAGCAAGTTTTGCTAAGGTTTATAGCGGTTCTGTTTGGGGCAAGCAGGCAATGCGTGAAGACGCATACTTTGATGCATCTAAGGCTCAGGTTGAATCCACATATAAGGGCACAGATCAAGAGGGAGCAGCAAAGAGTTTCTTAAATAAGACTAAGTCTCTTGTAACAGATACTACGACTGGGAAGTATAACTCTAGTACTGGACAGTATGTAAAAACTGGTCTTGGTACTGCAGAAGCAGCACAAAAGTTCCAGGCAAAAATGGAAATGCTTGTAGGAAGTAAGGTATTGAGTCCAGGAGAAGCAACAAGTTATATGGATCTATTCCGTGGAAAGTTAAACGAGATGGACTTTATGTTAAAGATGGGTATCAAGACTAAGGGTATTGCAAAGACAAAAGAACTATTTAATATGTTTTCAGGATTCAGTGCTGGAGGAAGAAAGCAGGCCACATCTATCATTTCTGAAGTGATTATGAAAAAGAAAGATCCAGCAGAGTTTGACTCAATTATGGAAACACTAAAGAGTATTCAGGCTCTTGATGGTAATACTATTGATTTTGAAATATTAGTTAAAACAGTTGGTCTTGTAGGAATTGAGAAGATTAAAGAAGAACAAGAGGCAATTGAAAAACTAAACGAAGATGCTAAAAAGGCTGGTGGGAAGATCAATCTTGATGATGCTGCAAAGATTGATGCAAATATGGCAGCAGCCGTGCAAGCACTAAAGGATGACGAAGATAGGCTTGCTGAATACAGCGCTGGTACTCGTGAACAACAAGCAGAGTATCTACAAAAACTTGCAGCACAGTTTATGCATGAAACTACAGTAAATGAAAGCCAGCGTAGTGCAGATATTGAACTTCTTGCCCAAGAGCAGGCAATGAACGAAGCCTGGGAAAAGGGCGTTGCTACAGGGACTGCTGATTTCCAGAAAATTCTTGATGAAAAGATAGCGGCACTTACAGCACTCTCAAGGGGAGAGTTTGCAGTTAAAAAACTTGAGTTTAGTGCGGGAGTAGGTGTTGACTCAAAGCCAGGAGGAGACATACCAGCAGGTGGTGGAGGAGATAAGAAAAACCCATTAGACTTCCTTGACGGCCTTGCAATGAGAATTAAGAATGTTCGTGACGGAGCCTTTGATGCAACAAAACCATTAAAGTCTATGCTTTCTGCATTTAGTGATCCAAAAGTCAAAAAGGATATGGCTAGTGCATTTAAGGTATTTGATGGCCTTCAACAAAGAATGATTGACATGAAAGTTCCAAAAGAATTTAGAGATATGATTGCTGGAATGTCTTCTGAAGATTTCAAAGATCTAGCAAATCTCAAAGGAGAGAAAGCAATTTTTAAGTTTAAAAAAGGAAAGCCAAGAACAAAATCAAACATCGAAGGACTTACTCCTACTGGCATAAAGATGATGAAAACATACAATGAGGCCATAGTTGGAGAAGGCAATGTTGTTAACAGAGAAGTAGTAGAGCAAATCTCTAATCAAGAAAAGGCTTTTAAGATTTTAATTTCAGAAGGTGCAACAGCAACAGAGGCATTGGGGCATGTTCAAGACGCAGCACTAGCAGCAGCCATTGCATCTGGTGCCCTTGGCAAAAAGGGAGGACCAGAAAGAAAGAAGTATATTGAAGATCTCAAGAAGGCTGCGGATGAAACAGAAAGATTTGCTCTTCGTCAAAAAATGATTCAATCTAATGAAGAGTTTAAACTTCTTGAGCAAATGCCAAAACTTTCAGTTGCGATGAAGCAAGCAGGATTCTCTGCAGATCAGATGACTGAGGTTTTAAATGATCCAGCACTTGCAAAGCATTTAATTGAAGACCTCAAAGATGGAAAGGTTGATGCTAAAGAAATTGCAGATTACCTAAACTCTATTGAGGCTAGAAAGATGATTGATATACAAGTAAATTATAACGCTGGAAAGTATTCTGACTCTGCTCAGCAAGGAATGGAACTTGTAGATGAGATGTTTGCTGTACAAGAAGAGATGCTAAGAACAGGGGCAGACCCAAGAACCTCTGGCATGGTTGAATCAATGAATGCCAACAACAAACAAATTCAAGAAGCAGAAATAAAGGCTAAGGGATTTAGAAGAGCAATTGAACTTGTTAATCGTGAAATTAGAGATATAGAGCAGGGGATTGAAAAGAACTATACAAGACCTATAGAAAACATGCAAGAGGAAATTAGCGACAAGCAAAGAATTTTGGAGATAGATCCTGAATTTGGTGATCGTGCTATGGAAGAAATCAACAAACAAAATGCTAAGATGTCAAATGACTCCGCACTCATGGCTAATCAGGCAGAGAAAATTAATGAAGAATATGACAAGCAAGCAGAGGCTCTTGAAAAGGTTGCACAAGTAAATGAAGAAATACTAAACCAGCAAAAGAGCCAACTTGATATTGCTGGAGCATTAACTAGCGGAGATATTTCAGCAGCAGCAAAAGCAGCACAAGATGCCCGTGCACAATCAGCGCAAAAGTTTAGTGGATCCTTGTCTGAGGCCCTACAGCAATCTAGAGAAAACGAAATTCGTGGTCTTAGAGGAGCAGAGACTGGTTTAAGTCAAGAAGAGATTGACGATAGACAATTTGAAAATGCTCAAAGACTTTATCAAATGGAAAATGATCCAAGAAGAGTTACAATTCTTCAAGATATTAGAAAACTAGAAGATGAAATTTATAGGCTAGAAGAGTTGCGTGAAGGTGAACTTCTTAAGATTCGAGACAAAGAAGATGAAATTCTTAGGATACAGAAAGATCAACTTGAGCCACTTGAGGATAAGATTGCAGACCTAAACTTTGCCAACGAATTAATTCAGGCACAGATAGATAAACTTGTTTCAGAACTAACAGTTTTAGACAAAACTAAGTTAGAGTGGGACAAAATAAAAGCCAAGATAGCAGCAAACACACTTGAAGGAAAAGCGTTTGATGGTGTGCTTGGAGCATTGCTTGCATCAACAGATGAAATTGACAAGAAGTGGCAGTCTATCCTTGACAAACTAAGAGCCTATAATTCAACACCAATTTCTGTTATCAATGCCAAAAATTCAGTAATTAAAAATGCAGCAGATGCAGAGTCAGCAGTAAGACTAGAAAAAATACAAAGCGGTGGATCTTATACTGACGAAGATATTTTAGAGTTCTCAGATCTTGCCTCTGCTAACGCAGAATATTTTGATAGCGTATTTGAAGCAGTCAGCGATGGAACAGCAAATGGTTCACAGATTATTGATTATGCAAATGCCGTAAATCAGATGCGTGGAACACCAGATGGATTGGTTGCTCTATCATCTGGAGGCTTAGTTCCAAAAAGATATTCTGCTTCAGGATTTTCAATAGGAACTGACACTGTTCCTGCAATGCTTACTCCTGGAGAGTTTGTAATGAGCAAGTACGCCGTAGATACCCACGGTATGAATACAATGAAGTCATTAAATAGTGGTCAATCAGTAGGAGGAGCAGTGTATAATAATACATATACATTAACAGTAAATGCTAGAACTGATGCAAATCCTAACGATATTGCACAGGCAGTAATGTCAACAATTAAACAGGTTGACGACAGAAGAATTAGAGGAGTGTCATTAAATGGTCGATGAAGAAATAGACCCAAGAGTTAGTTACATGCTGGGTCGTAAAAAGTATCATAGGCCTAGTGGTATGCTTTGGTCAGAGAATACTGGCACTTTGCAAAATGGAATTTATGTTCCTAATGGATATGAGATTGGTGCAGATCCACAAGGAATAGAAGATCCAGACTTAGCAGATCAATTTTTACTAATTACTGATGACAATCGACAGCCACTACAGTTTAAAAATGAAAGAATAGAAAAAAGAGAAAGAATGATTAATGGCAGAATGAGGTCTTATCACATTTCCGATAAACTTACTTTGAGTACAAGTTGGAACTTGATACCTTCTAGGTCCCACGATGATGTTCCAACATTTGATACAGTAAGTGGTTTGTCACCAAACAAGTCTTATACAACAGACGGAGGAGCAGGTGGTGCCGACATGCTTGAATGGTATGACGCACACAAAGGTTCTTTCTGGGTGTTTCTTGCATATGATAGAAAAGGAATTTTTAAAGGAACAGAAGCACCATATGATCATCTTCAGCAATATAATCAGTTGATTGAAATGTTTATTAGTGACTTTTCTTATTCAGTTGAAAAACGAGGAACCAAGTTTGACTATTGGAATGTCTCAGTAACCCTGGAAGAAGTATAATGTTTGAAGATAAAGATCTGCAAAACTTTTTAGAGACTGCTGACACTGTTAGAACTAAGTCGGCAGTTATTGCAGAATTAAATATGAACAGAGTAAACAATATTAAGCATATTGGAAACTATAGATATAGACCAACACAGACTTCGTCCCTATATTCTTCTTTGCCAACAAGTTTTGATATCAATGATGATGGAAACTTTTATACAGGAGCAACAGATGCTGATGTTTTAATAGATGGAACTTTTGAAAATGATAACACTCCAACCACGTTCTTAACTAAAAAAGAAAAGACACAAACACTATACTCTTTAGAAAGTTGTTTTGAAAGATTTAGACCTAGATCGGGCATTAATAAGGCCATATATTTTGAAAATGGAAAACTGCACTACCCAAACATGTTTATGGCAGATAGGCCCAGATACTACATGCCAGACAAAAATGATAAATTTAAATACTGGACATCATACAGGACCGAGTCTGGTCAGGAATATGGAATTGCATCAAAAGTAAGTGGTGCTCAAAACTCTATAGAGGATGCCTGCCCTTTCGTAGTATACAAAGAGCAGATACCAACAAACCGAGTTGTAATTAAAATGCAAACCCACACTGGGTCAGAAGACTTAGGTCCATTTTCATCTTCAACAGGTTCTTTTGCTGATCCATTCTTTGGAGAAGTAAATCAAAAAGTTCCAAGCAGATGGAAGATTCAATTTTTAAAAGAAGGAAACTGGCAAGACGTTATTTCTTTTGATCCATCAAAAAGAAGAAAAGATGGTTCTGCAATTATAAAAAGTGACGGCTATGTTGAAATATCATATGGATTTATCGTTCCAGAAGAATGGATAGACACATTTGTTTTTGCCGAGGTATATTCAAGCGACACTCTTCTTCCCGAGCAGTCTGTTGTTGGCTATGCATATCTTATTAAAGAAAATGAAAATGATATAGGTAAATATTATATATGGAATGGTGTAGACTATACAATCATAACTCCAAAATACGGATGGTATGTGCAAGACGAGACTGTCGATAGGCTTACTAATTTTCTTACAGATGCAACATCTCCAGACAATTTTATAAATTCTTTAGACAATAAGATTAAGTACAGAGAGTTTGAGTATATCTCTGGAGTTAGAGTTGTTGTAGATTCAATGACCGCAAAGGACTCTACCTTTGATCTTATTGAAATATCTCCAAGACTTGCAATGAATCTTTCTGATAAAGTGTTAGGTTATTCAATTAATAAAAGTGCTTCAGATTTAGGATTAAGTGGTTTGCCAGTAGGACAGTTAGTTGCGTCAAATGGAAGCGTTAACATATTTGATCACGATCAAGCGTTTAACGAAAACAATCCATCAAGCATTATATCAAAATATGTAGACAGTCATGTGCAGTTTAAGTTTTATGAAATCATTATAAATATTAAGGGCTGGGACTATTGGGTTCCTATGAAAACCTTATACTCAGACTCATTTCCAAAAGCAGATCTGGTAAATAAAAAAATTGACATATCCCTAAGAGATATGTACTGGTATCTAGAATCACTTACTGCACCAGAAATATTAATGACAGAGGTTTCTGTTAGTTCTGCTGTATCTCTTTTGCTAGACAGTATTGGTTTTTCTAATTATACTTTTAGAAGAATTTCTAATGAAAAAGAAATGGTAATGCCATTTTTCTTTGTTTCTCCAAACAAAAGCGTTGCACAGGTACTGCAAGATTTAGCAGTATCAACACAGACAGCAATGTTCTTTGACGAATACAATAATTTTGTTATGATGAGCAAAGACTATATAATGCCAACTAAAGAGCAAAGACCAACCACTTTTGCTCTTAAAGGAACCAACGACCTGTACGAAGATAAAGAAATTAAAAACAAAACTTTAGAAGGTGCTAAACTAGCAAATATTATTTCGGTATCAAACCAATCAAATGATGTATATAACGGTGGTTCTATAAACTACACTGTAAGACACATTCAGAGATCTATTGGTACTTTAAGACAGGCAGGCCTTTTAGAAGATGAAAGAATGTATGTATATAAACCAGCCCTTCTTTGGGAAGTATCTGGTACTGAAAATACAAAATCAATAAACAATGAGGTTGGAACACAGTCTTCATATGTTCTTGCTGCCATACCTTTAAACTCTAACCTATCAGATAAAGTTCCCGAAGTAAAAAACGGTATCGTAATAAACAACACATTTAGCCTAGGAGAAGCAGTATACTGGATCACAAGATATAATGGGTACTTCTACTCTAGTGGAGAAGTTATAAAGTATGATGCAGTTCAATATAATGTTACTGGGTTTGGTAATGTTTGGATAGCATCCGTTGAAGAGTATCAAAACTACTTCTCTAAGTTGCCATTTAATGGAAAGATATATCCAACTGGCCTTGTAAGAATTTATTCTGTTCCCAATTATTTTGAGCAAGAGGGAGTCATAAAACTCAAGAATGGACCAGTTGCAAAACATGGTCGTGGTCAATTTGGCACAACGGTTGTAGAGCATTCTGCTGGAATATCTGATTATTGGAAATCTGATGACAACGTAAAGGGATGCTATATGGCTTCAGAATATCTGTTTGAGACAAAAACTGATTTGCCACAAACAACAGTTGCTTCTGCAGGAAAAACAATAACCAACGGGGCGTCATCAGACGCCTTGGCTAGAACTGCAACACGAACAGGTCTTATTAGAAACTTTTTATCAACATCTCTAACAGGAGAAATAACTACAGAAACGCAGCAAGTTCCTGGATCTGTTCAGGCATCAGCACTTTCTTTAACTGGTCCCAACTTTACAACAAAAGATAAGCCAAGAGATTTTATATCCTATGTCCATAAGCCTTTAACAGATAAAAAATATAAACATTTTGGAACCAGGATAAGACTAGTTGGCAAGATTGAGAACAATAGTGATCGTGGACAAACTGCTAATGGAGCAGCATCATACTATGTTGTGAACGGGTCGACCCCAGATAAAAATGTTACAATCTCTGGAGGGTCAGGAGGAATAGCAATAATGTTAAACCCAACGACCAATGTGGGATATTATTTTGAAATCGCAGCACTTGGTTTAAACAAGTTATCAGAAAGAGAAAAACAAAATGTTCACAATGTCTTATTTTATAAAGTCAAATCCGATAATGGAAAAGCAATTCCTCTAACTCTATACAAAGGCTTGGCACAGATTATTGTAGATGACGGCAGGTTTACTGGACAGTCAAGAATGTTTGCTGAGGAAAATCCAACGGTATATGACTTAGCAGTAGAATACGAAGACATAGGAAATACAAGAAGATTCTATCTATACATAAATGGAACTATGGTAAAGACAGTAGACGACACAGATCCATTGCCAGTGTATTCAAATATTGCCTTGTTTACTAGAGGATCCTCAAGAGCAATGTTTGAGAATGTCTATGCGCTATGCAATAACTATTCTCAAAACACATCGTTTTCTTTAGGAACCCCTGTTAATTCTATTTTTGCAGACTCAGACATTGACGCAAGTAACTCATTTAGGAAATATGCTATAAGCGGTTTGATACAAAACACCTATCTTGCTGGAATTGGTTCTTCAGAACCACCAAAGTATGACATTTATTTTGAAGAGTTTGGCAGTATTATGAGAGAGGTTGCAGAATTTAATTTTAAATATGATAAAGCGTTCCCAGCACTTACTGCAAAAATCTCTCCAACTTTTAATAAAATAAAAGGTTTTGTTATTTCTGGATTTAAAGCAGGGTCATATGGGGCAGAATTTTTAGTATTTAACGCAACAGATACTGCTCTTAACTTAGACGAGACTAGTGGAAACTATTTAAGAATTCAAGGAATTACCTTTACTCAGCAGTCAAACAACACTTTAACAGTTGATCAATATTTTAACAAAAATAGTGTTATGTCAGATCCAAAATTTGTTGTAGACAAATTAGTTTCAAATCCTTTTAAATTTAAACTAGATTATGAAGATATCAAGTTTAGCCGTATGCAGCACGGTAAAAAAGATTTTTCTTTAGATGCTGCATATATTCAGTCACAGGATGAAGCCTCAGAACTAATGAAATGGATTGTTACAAAAATATCAAAACCAAGAAAGGCTTTGGGAGTTAAGATATTCTCTATTCCAACAATTCAACTTGGAGACATTGTAAGTGTGGATTACAAAGAGAATGGAATAGACATCGCTGCAAACTCATTAAATAGATTTGTAGTATACAATATTGATTTTTCAAGAAGTTCAGATGGTCCAGAGATGCAGTTATTTTTAAGTGAGGTACTATAGTGGCTAATACAAGCATATCAGCAACAGCAGGTCTTCCAGATCCAGTAAAGACTAGCACATCTGATTCAGTAAAAATTGCAACTCCAGATCTATTGATATTTGGTGAGCAGTCTGTTGCTATTGAAATAATGACAGACCTTATATTTGAAAATATAGGTGGTTTTGAACTTGCTACAATATCTAGACATGATTTGGTAAATGGTCAAACAGTAATCTATACACCAATCAAAAACTTAACAGACCTTTACCTACAGTACAATCCAAACAATGTTTTAAGGTTGCAGTCTGCTGACTCATTTTTTAAATCACTAGCCATATCAATTCCTAACTATCTTCCAAGATACGGAAACGGATATGACTTGGTCGATGGAGTAAAAGTTTATAATGGAAAATCTATATATGTAGACCCAATAAGCGGAGACCTTGTAATTAACCTAATAAACATAAAAGAAAATGAGCAGGTAGAAGTTGAAATATTAACTGCTGGAAACACTTTTAATGATACAATATACCAAGGGAGTAACTAATGATAACTAATGTAGGCAAAAACCTTTTGGCCAAGTACCTTGTTGGTCAGACCACGTCCTACGCTTCTCATATTGCTATAGGCTGCGGACCAAAGCCAGTAGAAAATGACTATGAGTTTACTAATCTAGAATTGGATGCAATAAGAGATAAGAAAACTTTGGATTTTGAAATGTTGCGTATGCCAATTATATCTAGAGGGTTTGTTGATGAAGACGGTTTGTCTAAGATAGTTCTTACAGCAGAACTTCCAACAGCAGAAAGATATGAAATTACAGAGGTTGGAATATTTTCTGCAGCATCAAACCCAGTAGCAGGAGCCTTTGATAGCAAAGGGGTGTACTCTTTTACCGACACGGATGACTGGAAATATAGTCAACAAGGAGGATCTTCTGTCGTTATACCTGCCAAATACGAACCATTGGATGGGGAAGATGAAGACGGAACTATAAACACAGAAGATAAAGTTTTTGCAACAAATGCAGATAACAGAATTTTTACATCAGACGACAGGGTTAACAGAAATGAAAGATGTAGGTTTTTAAATAATATAATTGTTATGCGTGGAGACACATCAACAATTACAGTCGACGGTCAAGGAGAGATGCAGGCATCTTTGACGTCTGACTACATAAGACTAGACAGTCCATCTGTTAATTTTTCAAAAAATAGCCCACTTGATGAGTTAAGGTTGGCATTTTCTATCGTAAGCAGGGTTGAAGATTCCAATACAGTTCCAGACAATGTAAAGGTTTTAATTGAGTTTTCTCATGTTGGACCATTAGGAACTAATGAGTATGCAAAGTTTCAGGTGGACATTGATGATCAGGCATTTGTTGCTGGTATATCTACAGACAAGAGAAATCTTGCAGACAATAGATATGTTGTTTCAGGAAAGCAATTTCAAAACATAAAGAAGACAACATCTTTTTCATGGGAGCAAGTTTCTTTATCAAAAATTTATGCACAGATAACTAAAACTGGTATTGCTTCAGACTCTTTTTATCTATGTTTAGACGGACTAAGACTTGAAAATGTTACATCTACAAATTCTTTGTATGGATTAACTGGATACTCTGTAATAAAAAATAGAGAAGAAAGGCCAATCATAAAGTCAGCAAACACCACAAACTATATTGAGTTTAGATTTGCATTGGATGTTTAATTATGCCAATCACGCCAGATCCTGGAATTAAAAATGTTATTATTAAAAAAGAATTATTGGGAAAAGTAACATCTTCTAACGCAAAGGTTTTAAGGTTTAGAATAGTTGCAGAAGACAAAAATAGAAAGTCTGCCTATTCTCCAATATTTTCTACTCAGTCTTCTAATATTGTTCCTGGCATTGGACGCATTATACGAGACGAAGACTCAAATACTATTTTGGCAAATTGGTCGTCTGGAGATGTTTCCACACAAATATTGTATGATGTTTTTGTTGGATTCGACTCTGCTGATCCAGTCTACAAAGCAACTACTGGATCAACAAGTTATTTGTTTTTAAACTCTGGAACAACTTCCGTTCGTGTAGTTGTACAAGCAGGATCAATAAATCCAGCATTTAGTGAAGACTTGATTATTTTTGATTCTGGAACGTTTAGTCTGGTATAATTATATTATGGCCATTTTACCCGTACCCGAAAGAGGACAGCCACTAGACGTAACATACATATATCAGATTGTTAAGGCTGTTAATGATTTATCAACTCAGGCTTCAACATCTGTAAATAAATATGTTACAGTGGACACTCCAAATGCAGGAAAGCAGAGCGTTAAAACTTCAGAAGCAAGAATTATTGGCGGATACGTTCAGGTTACAAATGGCGTAACTCAGACTGCTGGATCAAGCCTTCCATTCTCTTATTCTTTTCCAACAGAATTTAAATTTGCCCCAGTTGTCACAGCAACGGCTGTTAGTACTGGAAGTGCGTCTGATGCTGGAAAAGATGTTGTTGTTATATTATCTAGTGTAACCACGTCAAGCATAGAAGGATCAGTCAAGTTTAATCTTGGAGGAGTTACAAGTATTGGTGTTAACCTCATAGCAATAGGTATACCTAACTGATGATTTTTTGTAAAAGATGCAAAGGCAGAATGTTTATAGATAGACAGTATACAGAGATTAACAATTTAGAAATGTATTGTATGTCTTGTGGAGCAAGAGCATTTTTTCATCCACCTAGTAATTCTCAGGAGGGCAAGTGGCTATTAAAAAGGGAACAATTGAGAGCGAAGGCTACAATGTCCTCCCTGTAATTCCAGGGAATAAAAAAGTTTGGTTCTTAAACGGACACCTAGTAAGAATACACCATCTCAATAAATCTAATGGGATTATGTCTGTTTATAATATAACAAAAGATCAAATTGAAAGTTGTTTAATCAGTGATTTTAAAAACAAAAGAGAAAGAGCCTACACCGTAGGTCAGACTGCTGATTTAGTTAATCGTCATAAAAAATATATGCCATCACTAATGAAACGAGGAGTAATCCCATTTCCAACGGGATCTCAAAAAGGAGGAGCAAGAGGTTTTCAAGTAAGATCATATTATTCAGAATCGCAAGTACGAGAGATCCGTGATATACTTGCTACACACCATATTGGTAGACCAAGAAAAGATAAGTTAATTACTAATGATATTACGCCCAGTAAGCAAGAGTTGACACGCAGAATGGGCGATGGTATACTTACATATACGAGAACAGAAGATGGACGGTTTGTTCCCATTTGGGGCGAATCTATTTAACGAAGGGTATAGCATGGAAAACGAACCAACAAAGGTATCTGTAACACTTGGGTACACATTAAATCTAGGAAATTTTCAATCACTAAGGTTAGACCTTGGTGTTGTTGATAGTTCACGCAATGGAGAGACAGTCGATCAATCCTTTGAGCGTGTCTACAAGTTTGTTGAGGACAAGTTAACTGCCAAAATTCTAGAAGCACAATCCGAGGCTGAAGAAAAATAATGGCCGAACGCAAAGACCGTATGGCTTTGCTTTCAAGATACAGCAAGTATCATACCGCAAGGTACGAATCAAAGCCATCTCTAAACCTCAATGTAGAACAGTGGGCATCTGATGCTCTTATTGAATCCTACACATTGCCAGGTTGCTACGATATACTTGAGTACTACTTTGCTGTTTCAGAAACCCCATCGTGGAACTACTTTGCATATAATGCAGAGAAAATATTACAGGCAAAAAAAGATAGATTAAAAGACAGTCAAGAGAGAGCAGAGCGTAGACGAATGGCTAAGGAGTGGCTAAGTGAATAGCACAGAGTCAAAACTAATTACTGCCGTTCTTCAGGATAAACAGATCCATGTTCTACTTCAGGCAAACGTAGACACTCTTCTTAGAACTCATGGAGATATTTGGAATTTTGTAAGACTTTATTTTGAAAACAACTCGTCTCTTCCACCAGTAGATTTAGTAAGAGAAAAGTTTCGTGACTTTGATCCAGTCCCAGGTGTTGGTGCTACAAAGCATCATCTTGAAGAACTTCAGGGAGAATATTTAAATGATAGCCTAAAAGATATTATTAGATCAGCAGCAACAAATGTTCAGAACAATCAAGGAACCGTTGCTCTTAATGATCTTATTACAAAAACCTCAGAACTAAAAAAGAATACTGCTGCTATTCGTGATATTGATGTAACAGATCTAGAGTCTGCGATTGCCTACTTTGAAAATGTAAAGAAGCAACAAGCCCTAGGTCATATTGGCATCAAGACTGGCTTGCCAGGATTTGATAACTATCTGCCGTCTGGAATTATGCCAGGGCAGTTAGGAGTCTTCTTGGCATACCCAGGTATAGGAAAGTCATGGTTAGCCCTGTACTTCGCTGTACAGGCCTGGAAACAGGGTAAGACACCCCTTGTAATCTCTCTTGAGATGTCTGAGACAGAAGTCCGTAACCGTGTATTTACGATCATGGGAGAGGGTCGTTGGTCTCACAGAAAGATTAGCAACGGCGAGATTGAGATTGACATGCTAAAGGAATGGCATGCAAAGAATCTTCAAGGCAAGCCAGAGTTTCATATTATCTCAAATGATCAGGGTGGAGAGATTAATCCATCTGTGCTTCGTGGAAAGATTGACCAATATAAGCCAGACTTTGTAATCGTTGACTACCTTCAGTTGATGGCTCCTAACCAGAAGTCAGACAATGAAACGGTACGAATGAAGAACCTTTCAAGAGAACTTAAACTAATGGCTATAGGTGAAGAAGTCCCTATTATTGCTATCTCATCTGCTACACCAGACGATGTTAATGACCTATCTACAGTCCCTACACTTGGCCAGACAGCATGGTCTAGACAGATTGCCTACGATGCTGACTGGGTTCTTGCTTTAGGTCGTGGGACCAACAGCGACATCATTGAGTGTGCTTTTAGAAAGAACCGTAATGGATTTATGGGTGACTTTCTGGTTCAGTGCGATTTTGACAAGGGATACTACAGATATAAAGACTATGAAGATAAGTAGTTATAATGTGGTATGTCAAAAAAGAGTGCCACCACTAATGGTTCATATCATCATAAAACACTTAAAAGGTTTTATATTGGTGGCATAATCCAAGATGAGGCTTTGCTTGGAAGATTAAAGATAGAGTATGTAAGATTGCTAGTTTCAGAGATGAGGTTGAGTGGGTATGTTCCAAGAATTGATATTGACCCAGACTTCACTTTGCGGTATAATGAGAGTAAAGACTTTTTTGAATTTGAATTATCAGTACACGGAGTTTATGCAGGGAAAAGGAAGAGCGAATGGATAGCAGGGGTAGACGGAACCAATCCAGTCCTTATACATCAGAACAGGTCAAGCGAGTCATTACTGGATCAGGCACAACAATCGAGTCAGAACTAGATGCAGACTTTATAATATTTTGTCCATTTCACAATAATCATAGAACGCCAGCAGGAGAAGTACACAAGACAAATGGAATGTTCTTTTGTTTTTCGTGTCAAAAGTCTGCAGATTTAATAGAGTTGGTAATGCACACCTCTGGCAGAACATATTTCGAAGCAGCAAGATTTATAAAGAGCAAAGAAAAAGAAAGTAACCTTGCATTAGAGATTGACCGTGCCTTAGTAAAAGAAGAACACTATAAGCCATTCGATGAGTTAATTATTAAAAGACTTCATAACAATCTTATTTCATCTGATAGGGCTAAGAATTATTTTCAGTATCGTAAACTAACTAAGCACTCTTGCGAGAAGTTTGTTTTAGGGTATTCTGAAAAACAGGATATGGTAACTGTTCCAGTACACAGCCCAGACGGAGTCCCCCTTGGCTTTGTTGGAAGATCTATTGAAGGTAAAGACTTTAAGAATACTCCAGGCTTACCAAAAAGCAAAACTCTTTTTAACTTGCATCGTGTCAAGAAATCTGATATAGTATATGTTGTAGAGTCTTCATTTGATGTGATCAGACTTGACCAATTAGGAATTCCTGCAGTCGCAACACTAGGTGCAAATGTATCAGGAAAACAAATAGAATTGCTTCAGAAGTATTTCAATAACATTCTTATTATTGCAGATAATGATGAAGCAGGAGGAAACATGAAAGACAGGATAATTGAAAAACTTGGATCTCGTGTATCTGTTGTACAACTAAATACAAAATATAAGGACATAGGCGATATGCCAGATGAAGAAATTAAAGACTTAAGTTCTTCGTTTGACAAAACCATAGAGTCTATGCTAAACTAATACAAACACACAAAGGAGAAAAATATGAGCATTGTAAAGGGAATCAAGAACATCAACGCCCTGCTCGACAGACCAAAGTACGAAAACGAAGGGCCAAAGGTTAAGTGGCTAAAACTTGCCGATGGGCAATCAGTAAAGATCCGATTCATTGAAGAACTCGATGAGGATTCTGCAAACTATAATGAAAAGCGTGGACTAGCACTTGTTGTTAAGGAGCACGTAAATCCAAAGGACTACAAGCGTAAGGCTGTAGACACAATGGAATCAGAAGGCCGTGACTGGGCAGAAGAAATGCACCGCAAGGATCCAAAGGCAGGATGGCGTGGCCGTCTTCGCTTCTATTGCAACGTTCTTGTTGACGATGGAATTGAAGCACCCTATGTTGCAATCTGGTCAATGGGTATCAGCAAGCAGTCATCATTTAATACAATTCGTGAGTATGCACTTGAAACAGGAAGCATCTCAAACGTAATCTGGAAGTTAAAGCGTAATGGTCAGGGAACTGAAACCAACTACACACTTATTCCATCAGCACCAGATAAGGAACCATTTGATTGGAAAGATATCGAGCCTTATCCTTTGGAGTCAGCACTAAAGAAGATTCCATACGCAGAACAAGAAGCGTTCTACTTGGGCTTTGATGGCCCATCTACTACCTCAGCAACAAACGCTGATTGGTAATATGAACTACGTAGGCTTACATGTCCACACCCATTTTAGTTTGTTTGATGGGATTGCTACTCCAGAAGAATACGTGAACCGTGCAGTTGAGTTAGGGATGCCAGCAATTGCCATCACTGACCACGGTACTTTATCTGGGCATAGGGAACTGCACCGTATTGCAAAAGCAAAGGGCATAAAGCCAATTCTTGGGCTAGAGGGATACATGTGTGCAGACATATCTGATACACGAGATAAGTCTGAAAGAGAAGGTCAACAAGATCTTGTCTACAACCACATTATCCTTCTAGCCAAGAATCAAATTGGTTTAGAAAACCTAAACAAGATTAGTGAACTATCTTGGACAGATGGTTTCTTTAAGAAGCCACGCTTTGACTTTACTATTTTAGAAAAGTATAAAGAAGGAATTATCGTAACCTCTGCTTGCCCAAGTAGCGTTTTAGTTAAAGCACTTGAAGAAGAAGAGTTTGCTCTTGCTAAGAAATATATATCTTGGTTTAAGGAACGCTTTGAAGATGACTACTATATTGAAGTCATGCCTCACAACGAAGCACATATTAATAAATATTTAATTGAACTTGCAGATGAGTTTGGAATTAAGGTTGTTGTAACACCAGACTGCCACCATGTAGACTCGTCACAAAAAGAAGTTCAAGAATTTAAGTTGCTTATGAACACCCACGGTAAGTTTGTAAAAGATGCAACATATGAAAAGTCAAAGAAAAAGGGCAGCATGATGGAACGCCTTGACTACCTTTATGGCGAAGACCGTCAGATTACATTTAATAAGTTTGATATCCACCTGCTATCATATGAAGAGATTAAAGCAGCCATGGAATCGCAGGGTATTGATAGACCTGACATATACTCAAACACACTCCTATTGGCAGATACAGTAGGAGACTATGGAATTCAAGAAGGACTAAACCTTCTTCCAGTACAGTACAAGAGTCCTGATAAGGAACTTGCAAAGGTTGCATTAGAAGGTTTGGCTGAGCGTGGTTTGTCAGAGAACAAAGAGTACCTTGATAGACTTGAAGAAGAGTTGCAGATTATTAAGGATAAGAAGTTTGCTCCATACTTCCTTGTTGTAAGTAACATGATCAACTGGGCTAAGAAGGAAGAAATTATGGTTGGGCCAGGTCGTGGTTCATCTGCTGGCTCTCTTGTTTGCTACGCACTAAAAATTACAGACATTGATCCTATTGAACACAACCTTTTATTCTTCCGTTTTATTAATCCAGAGCGTAACGACTTCCCAGATATTGATACAGATATTCAAGATACTCGTCGTGAAGAAGTAAAAGACTATCTTGTTAGACAGTATCGACACGTTGCATCCATTGCTACCTTCCTTCAGTTTACTGGAAAGGGAATTGTTAGAGATGTCTCAAGAGTTCTAAATATTCCTTTGTCAGATGTAAACAAGGTCTTGAAAACTGTAGACTCTTGGGATGATTTCTGTACATCAAAATCAACATACGAGTTTCGTGAGAAGTATCCAGAAGTAGAAGTTTACGGAGAACAACTTCGTGGTCGTATCCGTGGAACTGGTATTCATGCTGCTGGTGTTGTAACTGCAAAAGAACCAATCTTTAGATACGCACCACTTGAAACAAGATCTTCTACTGGATCTGATGAAAGAATTCCAGTAGTTGGTGTTGACATGGAAGAGGCTGAAAGAATTGGCTTAATTAAGATTGATGCACTTGGTCTTAAGACTTTGTCTGTTCTTAAGAATACAATTGATATTATTAAAGAGCGAGATGGCAAAAAGATTGATCTTCTTAAGATTAAGATGGACGATGCCAATGTATATCAGATGTTGTCAGATGGATATACCAAGGGTGTGTTCCAGTGTGAAGCAGCACCATACACAAATCTTCTTGTTAAGATGGGTGTTAAGAATCTAAACGAACTTGCAGCATCAAACGCTCTTGTTCGTCCAGGGGCTATGAATACTATTGGAAAGGACTATGTTGATCGTAAACATGGTCGTCAAAATATTTCTTACACTCACCAAGTACTAAAACAATTTACGGAGGACACTTATGGCTGTATTCTTTACCAGGAACAAGTTATGCAAGCATGCGTACACCTTGGCGGTATGTCCATGTCGGAAGCAGATAAAGTTAGAAAGATCATTGGAAAGA